ACCAAGAATATATTGTTTATTATTATCATCAGCATATTGTATTTCACCGGTTTCGCTAATACCACTTATTGGTTTATCACCTTTAAACAAACCGTACTTTATTTTACCATCATCTATCGTAGGTAACATTTGTACACCGTGATACTCTTCAGGTAAACCTGAATCTGCAGATATTGGAGCACCTTTAAACTGGCTAGCATTATAAAAAAGTAAATCGTTGTTATATTGACCGTTTTTCATAGCATCACTTAAAGCACCACCAGCTGTAAAATCAACAGTCATTAAACCAGCACGTATTCTATCAGCATTATACATCCATTGTGCTTTTAAATTTTTACCTTCTTCTACTATTGTTGCATCATCACTTTTAAGCATTCCTTTTATCTGCTTGTTTAAATCCATATGTGCATCGATCGATGGTTGAGGTATATCGCCTGGATTTTTTATACTTTTTGAATATTCAAACTGTATATTATCTATAGCTTTATCTACTAAAGGACCTGCTAGTTGACCAGCTATTTGTCCTAGTTTAGCGCCTGCTTGACCAAAAGCAGCCATTTGTTGACTGTAGCCAGTAGCTACCATACTAAAAGCTTTACTAAGATCTTTTGGTATACCGGCCATACCCATTCTAGTTGCAGCTTGTACTATACTTGGATCCGCGCTACCCGCTAAATTTAATCCCCCTGTTTTTTTTGCCATACTTATATTTATTTAAAATTTTAAACTTAAAGCGTACTAGCGTAACCACCAGCAATACCACCTATTATTTGACCATACATACCTATTCTAGCTGATTGCATTTGTGAAGCTGCACCAAATGCTGCCATTTCGTTTGCATAAGCAGCTTGTACACCAGCTTCAGCACCTGCGGCCATACCATACTCAGAAGCAAGTAAAGTAGATGTTCTACCAAACTCTGCACTTTGAACAGCAGCTTCACCTTGACGTCTAAGCATGTCAGCTTGTTGAGCGCCTTGTCTAGCCAGCATCTGACCTTGTCGTTCTTGTCTAGCTAAATCAACACTAACTTGTCTAGTCTGCATGGTAGCTTGATTAGCTAAAGCTTGCGCTAGACCAGCAACGCCACTGGCCCCAGCAGCACCTCTTAAACCAGATAATATATTAGCTCTTTGTTGAGCGGCTTGTTCCATTTGAAAATCAGCAGCCTCAGTATCAACTTGTATATCTTCATAAAAGTTTTCTACATCAGCATAAGGGTTTTGAAAAGTAAACTCTTTATACTCTTGTTTTTGTTCTTCAAGCGTGTTTCGTGATGCTGTTAATTTTTCTTGTTGCTCAGCCATTTGTTTTTCTGTAGCTTGCATCATTTGTCGCTCTAAACGTCTTTGTCTTCTTTTTCCCATATTTATAAATATTTAAAGGCTTCGTAAGCCGCTGGTTGCATATACCAGTCTAGTTTTTTATGTATTTGTTGCATAAACCTATTACCACAAACAGTAAATAGCTGCATTACTCCAAGTTTTTTAGCTTCTTCCTCTATACATGTTATTAAAAGTTCTAGTACTTGTCTTCTATTTTTTTCTCTATATTCTGGGTTTGACACAACCCATGTTGGACCATATGCTACTAATGGATTTTCAAATGTATATAAAAACCCAGCAGCTACAGGTATATTGTTGCTTTCTATAATAAAACATGTGCCATCTTGTGGTAATAGTTCTTTCTTTACAGGTATATCTTTCCACCACCATTTCCACCAATCACAACACATTTTATAATCGCCTTCTTTAAACGATCTAAAAGTTATATTGTTCATAATTTAATTTAATTTATTCTGTATTAATATAGTTACAGTTTTTAGCGTTTATTTACTACTAGGAATAACTTCAGAGCTTAACGCAAATAATTCAGCCTTAGTAGTTGAACTATTTTTTAATTGTACTTCGGCGTAATAGCCTAACATACTAGCATTATTTGCTATTTTGTTTTTTGAAAACATAATATAATCATCTGCTGCTAAATTAGCGGCATCTGCACTTAAGCTGTTATAATCTAAAGTTATGTAATCGCTACCAATATTTGATATAACACCTAAAAAAAGTGGCTGATCTGATGAAGAAGTTTGTCCATTAATATTTGTTATATTAGCTGTAGGTACAAAATAAGCTTCATCACCTATTTGTAAAGATATATTTGCTATTTGTGATGTTAAATTTATTTGCATAATTATGATGCCGCTCCGGGCGTTATAAAGTTATCTAAGTTTAAATATATTGTTTTATTAGCTGATGGAAAAGCTGAAACACTAGTTGCAAAAAATATTCTTATTTGATCTGAAGAACCTGTAAAAGTTAACGCTGTTCCAGTTGTAACTGTAGAAGAATTATCCATAACTACAACACCATCAGTTCCACTGGCATCAAAATCTTCAGTTACAGAGTTTATGTTGTTAGTGGTGGCGTTATTAATACCAACACCAGTAACAGTAACGTGACCTCCACCAGCTATACCATAAGTATCGGTAACAGCTATACTAGCACTAGTAGCTCCAGCTCTAACTGTTTTTGTTAAGGTTTCCATTTTGGCTTTTGGTGGTGCTGTGTTAAATGCAATAGTACCTCCAATAGCATCACTAATAGCACTAGACCCAAAAGCTCTAAAAGTCATTGTTTCGCCATTTTCAAAAGCTACTGAAGTAGAAAAAGTAATTGTGTTTGTAGTTGTATTTATATTAGTAATAGTTGTAGTGGAAGAGGGTGCGGTAGTACCTTTATGGTATATAAGTTCCATACCTATAATTAAACCTGTCGTATCTGCAACAGTAACAATATTACTACTAACAGCGTCTCCAGCCGGGTTACCAAGCACAACTTCTGTTTCTTGATAATACCAATCAGTATCTAACGGTTGTCTTGTTAACCTTAAACCAAAGCCATTAGCAGCGGTTTTTCTATTATAAACAACATAACTAGTATTTAGATCAATTCTACCAGTATAATTCGCTGGTGCAGAAGAAGTAACATCAACAGCTGGTGGATCTTCTAAATTAGCTGGAGTTGTTGGGTCTCCATAACTAGCAGTGCTTGCTGTATCTAAATGAAGTGTTATAGTAACATTGCCTGTTTGAGTTAAAGTCCTAGTAATAACTTGATTACCACCATAACCTATGTCGCCAAAAGAAGTAGGGTTTTTTCCTTCAGCAACCGCTATCAAAATAACAGTATAAGTAATAGTTCCAGTTATAGCTGGAAACAAAATAAAACCACTTTCAACATTAGAAATTAATTTATTTCTTAAAAAGTTTTCTGAAGTAAAAGAGCTGGTAAAAGTTTTAGATTTAAAGTTATAAAACTTATTTTCACTACTTACAACTTGCAATATATACTCAGCTTCAGGATCACCATTAATAGTATACTCTTTTTTTACTTTTGAGCCAGGCATGTTGCTTTGATCTATATTAAATTGATTTATTTTTAGCATTTTATATTATTTATAAATTAGTTGGAGCTGTGTTTATTACTGATGACACAATACCTAAACCTTGAAAACTAAACTCAGCGGTGTCCATTGTGTCTTGTGGTGAAACACCTTTTATATAATTAAACCATTTACCTTCTTTTTCTATAAACTCTTTTATACTACCACTTTGCTTGTCTGTTTGTATATAATTAGCATACCAACCTGATTTAGCTTGTAAGTTATAAGTATCTATATTACTTAAATCTCCACTTGCTATATATTGATCTACTTTTGATTGACTACCTTCATAGTTTAATGTGTTAAACATTTTAATAGTTGACGGCTCTTGATTTAACATGGCTGTTAACGATGACTCTATAAAGTTACTGTAAAATTGATTTCTACTTACTCCTTGCGCATGATGTTCATATAAACCACCACTTTTAATAGTATAATATTTTTTTGCTAAACTTAAGCCTTGTTCAGGTATATAAGATTTAAAACTTACCCAACCTTTAACGCTTTCATCGTAAGTTAAAGTTGCTGGTGCTAAACCATCAGGATAATCATCAGGCGTATCATACATGTGCCTTGGTGATAGTGTAGCCATTTGTTTCATACTTAAAGTATCTACAGTTCCGCTAACAGTTCCAGAAGAGGCAAATATAACAAATGTGTTTACCAACTCATCATTGTGTTTAGTGTATAAAGGTAAACCGGTGTTAACGTCTAATCCACCAACAGTGTGTGTGGTACTATAATAACCACTACCTGTAACCGGAGACGTTCTAAAACCATCACCGTTATTGTTAAAATAATAACACTCTATTTCTCCACCTGTAATATCGTACTCAAACTCGATTAAATAACTTTCATCACCATAAGTAACGTTTGAAATAACTTGTTGCACCTGTACTCTATCAGCTACAACAGTTGTAGATGGAGTGTTGTTAAAACCTATAGCTGAGTTTTGTGGGTTAGTTTGATTATCAAAAAATATAAAATCATCATCTACAGGGTTAAAACCTTGAAAACTCCAAGCATCTATACTACCACCAGTAAACCAATCAGTGTTATTTTTAAGTGTAACATCTTTTATAGCGCCTACAAAAGCAAAAGGAGCTTGACCTTGTGAGTTAAAATACACTCTAGCCGCATAAGCAGAATTATCTAAAGACATCCAAGTGTTAATAACACCTATATTAACAATTTGAGCGTTACTTACTACTGTATTATAATTAACATAATGTGTAGGTGTTGATGAATGTGGACCTTTGTATAATATTTCATAAGGACCGCTACCGTTCATATTACCAGTTACTTTGTAATGACCATCATGTTGAATATTACCAAATTCAAAACCACCAAAATCAGTACCGTTTGGAGCATCTCCTACTTTATTAGTAACTCGACCGTTAAAACTACCTTCTATATTAGCTCTAGGAACACCAAATTTATCTACACCTTTGTTAACCTCAAAAGCTAACTCCCAACCTTCAGTAGATTCTTGTGGAGAATTTAAAGAACCTGCTGGATTTGCGTATGGATGGTCGCTAAAATAATATATCCAAGCAGCACTAGCACCAGGTTTGTCTTGAATATTATTACCGTCATAAGAGGTATGATAAGCATAACCATCAAAATTTAAACCACCATAACCTTGATTTTCTAAATAATAACACTTAGGATCTTTTAACCCATGATTAAAGCCAGAAAAATCACTACCATTATCAGCAGCACTTCTCCACCAAGTATGTGTTATCCAAGGTGCTGAGCTACTTATAGTTGGTACTAAATTAGGCGTAGCGTCTAGCATACCACCATAACCGTTGTTTGCCGGGTCTGTATTTGTTGGGCTTTGTATTTTAACTATAACTATTGATCTCACATCAATATCACACTGTCTAAAAACAAGGTTAAGATAATTTTGACCTGACTGGTTAGACGCTTTGGCAGCGTGACTATTAGGATGGTTTTGGAATATAGCTCTATAGCTAGGATTACCAACGTTCCAGGTATTACCATGTGTGGTTTCACCAATATTATTTCTTTCTGTACCTTCTGCTAATGTCCAGACACTACCACTACCACTACCACTTACAGAAGAATCTCTCATATTAGGTTTATAATATTCTAAAGCTATATGTCTTCTTGGTATATTATCGCCAATATTACCACCATACCAAGATTGTACCGCTATAGTATCTCCTTTTATTATTTTACCAAGATGTCCTACTGGGTATCGTTGATTAGTAGATCCACCTGTACCCCAATTTAACTCATCGTTACTGTCTAGTACTAGATTTGTGTTGCAAACATCATATACTAATATTTCACCTTGGCCATTTGGACTCCATGTCCCGTTAGTTTCAGGTGCTAATCCAACGCCACTTTCATCAGCAAATACATCTATGCAATACCAAGCACCAATTTCTAATTTATCATTAGTGTTAGCATTAACAATATCAAGTCTAAAGTTTGTCCAGTTTGAATTCATGGTTTGAGCTTTAATCCTAACAGTTTCGTAAATTCCAGGTTGTTCTGGAAATGGTACTTGAGTACCACTACCATCATCAACGGTTTGAGTTATAAACGTGTCTGTAGCTAAATCATAAATTTCATTTGGAGTTGTATATGTATCTTGATAACCTGTAGTACCATTATTAGCGCCTTCATACCAATTATAAACAGTTCCAGTAGTGCTAACAACGCCAGTACTTGTATTAACAATAGAAGCGTTTTGAGATTGTGTTATTGGTGGATTTGATAGACCAAATTGCGCCTCTGTGTTTAACATTTCAAAATAATCTCTAGGAGGTACAGGGGAACTTCCACCATACTGTGGTGATTGACTACTCCAATAATTAGGATAATCAGGTATAACAACCTCTGTCCACGCTGGAATAGTAGTTGCTGGAATAGCTGGTACGTCAGCTTGTTGTGTTACACTAGCTGTTGTAAAATCTTCTAGTCTATAACTTTTAACAATGGATATATTATTAACAAAAACACTACCTATTTGAAGTTTTGGATCTGTATATTTATTACCAGCTGAATCTGTGTACACCACGTGTACTGTTACTTGAAGATCTTCAACTACTACTTCAGCGTTTTCCGTGCCGTTTGTAAATTTAAAATAAGACAACAACGTAATAGGCTGATTGCTTGAGGCATGAGGAGAAACGTAATTAAGCGATGGAATAAGTGAGAGTGTTGTAGAACTAGTAGAAAAAGGCGCACCAAAAAACATACTTCCTATACTACCTCGTTCAGTATATGGATTAGTTACACTACTCGGATATCCACCAGTTGGATCCATTAGTAAACTGCTAGAAATAACAGTTGAACCGTCACTAGCAGGAGTTCCTTCATGTAGTTTTATTTCAAAAGCTTTATATATACCAGAGCCAGGTTTATTTGTGTCTGGAGCTGTATCACCGTTAGTTAGTAAACCAGAAACGGTAGGTCCGTTTGTGGCATCTGAAGCTCCATGAGCTGTACCTCCATAAGGAGGAACAAGACCTCCTATTAAAATGTTTATTTCTTCACCATTAAACATAGTGTTAGGCATTGTTAGGGCTCCACTTGGTGTGTTTTCGAATAAACCAGGTGGCACTGTTGCGGTACTATCTAGTATTTCTGTTCCAGCAAAAAAATCATCTCTTGTGGTTGTTTGTTGTGCTGAATTACCGTAAGAAGATGGGGATGACACGAAAGAAGTATCTGGATCTAAACTAACAGGTGTTGTAGCACTTAAATCTGGATAACTTTGAAAAGCTATACCATTACTCAACGTTGACCAGTTCGTACTACTAATACCACCACCACTAGGTGAAGTTGTAACACTACCTGTACCTTGACCAAAATGCCAAATATTAGCATCAGCGTTAGAAGCAGAAGCATAATCCATACCATTATTTGGTACTCCAGAACTAGCTGAAGTATCAACAAGAGCAACACCGTTAACTGTTCTACTTAGATCGTGAGCAGGTGACCCTGTAACATTATTAAAACCATTACTACTGCCTCCATACACGGCTATCCGCCCGTGAGTTGTAATAGAAGGTGTATTAAACACCTCACCACTACTAGCTGTCAACAGCGTACCTGCTGGTGAAAATTGTTGGAAATAACCCGCAGGTATCTGTGGATATTCTCTTATAATAGTATTAGCTAATAAACTTGGGTTTGAATATGTAGAAACATGTTGAGGTTGGGTTTGCCACCAAGTACTGCCTCCAGTTCTATATCCATTACTACCAGAAAACCATCCAGTAACTTCATCAAAACCAATACCACTTAAAGCGTCAATATAATTTGTCGGATCTAATACTGTATAATCTAACAGTGTTCCTTCTGAAATAGTTGAGTTTAATAGTAAGTTATCCGCTATAGCTTCTTTTAACGTTATGTTATAATTTCTTTTGTAAGCATCGTAACTACCAACTACAAAACCAGCGTATTTTAAATTATCTCTAAACCAATCATGCATACCTTGATCTGATATAGGCGTTAACCCGTCTTTTGATAATCTTAACACTGCGCCTCTTTGTTTGTCTGCAAAATAAGCTCTATAAGATGAAGACGCAAAAGATTCTGGATTTTTTGATATACCATAGTCTCCTATAAAAGGTATTGTTTGTCCTAACACGTTTACATTAGCTGTTAATTGTGGGTTACCATCAGCGTTAAATACAGCATCTTTATTAGCTAATATTTTTACAACTCTATCTTCACAAAACGTTACTAAGTCTGTGTTTCTACTAAATAGTTTTTGTATACTACCATAAGTAGGGTTTATGTCTTTTGTTATTTTTTCAGCCATTATAAACTGATTCAACTCATTTAAACTAGAGTTAGAATTATATAATCCTGAAAATATTAAACCATATTTTCTATGATCTTCTTCGTAAGGCTCCTCTGTAGTAGTTGATGCTCTGGCTCCATTAGTAATCCTCATTTCATTAAAATCGTCTCTTATTCTATCAGACTCTACACCATTACCAAATGAAAAACAGTTGTACCAGCTTAAGCCAGCTTCTAAGTTTACCGTTTCACTTTCTAAAGTAAATTCTGTACGGTAATCAGTTGAAGAAACTTCAGCTACGGCTATTTTTGCTGTAGTATAACTACCGTCAACCCTATAAAAACGCATGTATTTATCACCATAAGTGTGTATGGCTACATTAAAAGCTGAAAATTTATTAAAACCATCGCTTGTTCTACCTACAACTTTAATTTTTAATTCATCTGTATTATCCCATGACTGTAACATAATGTCATCTGAAATATTTAAATAACCATTTCTAGCAAAACTAAAAAGAGTTCCGTCGGCTTCTACTATTTCAACCTTACAACCAACTGGAGCAAAAACTTCTCTGTTTTTCATGTTTATTTTAGTAGGTATTACGCCAGAAGCTTCGTAATATATATCTAAACCTGAATCGTTTTTAGGTTCTGTTTCCCATATAGCTGGTATAGAAGATACTCTACCTAACAACTGTATTGTATCAGCGCCTGTAAATTGTATTTTTGATATAGTGCTAGATGTCATTCCATCGTTAGCGTTTACAGGATTAAAATTAGGAGAAACACTAGCATCTGTAGGATCTTTATCTAACTCTATAATAAAAGTTAATCTTCTATTATTACTTTTTCCAAAGTCTTTAATTTTTTGTTCTAGTTCTGCTGTTTTAGTTGCGTAGTCAGGAGTACCTTTACTTCTAGCCCAAGCTATAGCAGCTTCTTCTACACTATCCCCACCATTAATGAATCCATAGTCAATATTCAAGTTGTTACCATCCCAAACCTTTCTTTTTTTCCAAGGTGTATGGTTGTACATTCTTTTTATGTTTACAGAATTTATAGTGTATACAACACCATCTGGATCTTCGCTAAACTGAAATTTAGAGTTTACTGCAATTGCGGTTGAAAAATCATGATTAGCTTGAGTAGAAACCGTGTTGTTAGCGGTAGGATGGTTTATACTCCATTGATTATAATGATGATCGGAGTAGTTAAGATTATAACCTTGTCCAACGCCAGGCCCTGGAGCACTGGTAGAAGTGTAATAGTTTGAAGTTGGTCTAGTTGTAAAACCGCTACCGGTATTAAAAGACGTGGCAGTTTGATAATAATTACCTTCGCATTCCACAAGTCTATCACCTTGTGTGTCAGAATCTATATAGCTTCCACCCGCGGTGTTGTCAGCAGGATCATTAAGTAAAGTTTGATTGTCATGATTGTCAGCAACAAAAGTACCACCACCCCAAATACCTTGTAAATGGCTAGCTATACTGTTATAACCAAACGCATCACAACCGCTTAAATCTATTGCATCAGGAACTAAATCTTGACCAGGACCTAAATAAGATAAATGTAAATATACTTTTCCATTAGTAGAACCATAAACATTACCTTCAACAAAAGTACCTGTGTTTAGATCACCTTCTTGTCTCCATTTTCTTCTAGCAAGATGGGTTTGATTACTAGTGTGGCTGTTATCTGTTTTCATAATACCTTCCATGCAGTTGGCTAAACCACCACCACCAGCACTTAATCCAGCTGATGTCATGAAAGAGGCGTTTATAGATTGAGTAGGTATTTGATATGTTGCATTAGCGGTGCTTGCAAGATTATTTCTAGCAAACCAACCATTAACGTTTGGTGGAAAATTACTATGCGTTTCTTTCCAACCTCTTTCAGAATCTCTAGCATAAGGTTTCCATCTAGAAGTTGCTTTGTCTTTGTCATCATAATACTTAGCCCATCCTAATTGGCTAAAACCACTACTATGATCGCCAATATAACTGCCATAATCAGGTGCTATGTACCTATTCCAGGCGTTAGGAGCAAGGCCAAGATGTATAAAAACTCTTACAAAATTATCTCTATCAGCATTAACCGTGAGTCCATAATTAGCACCAGGGGTATCATCTATTCCATCAATATTAACGTTTGCTCCACCCGAAATGTTTTGACCACTAAGGACTCTTGGCCAGTAATTTAATTTTTTATTTAAAGGATGATAATTAGGTGGGCTATTATTAGTAACTTCCCACCCGTGATTAGTGCTAGAGCCGTAACTAGAAAGTGTACCAGTTGAATCTATACTACCATCATCAAGAACATAATCACCTGCTTTTGATGGTGGAACGTGGCGGTCTGTATTTATCGTATTACTCCAAGTTTGTTGAGCATAACTAAATCTAGCACCAGCTATAACATCACCAGCGTTTTTAGCGTAATAATTACTACTGTTTTGACCGGCTGCAAAATACATATTATCAATAAAAAATCTTGAGTTATTAATTACAGCATGTGTAAACAAACTACCCCATTGAGCAGCGGTGGTTGTTAAATCAGAAGCGCCACCATTTGTAACGGTGGCAACAGTGTGAGTACTTGTAGGCGCGCTAGCTAAAGAAAAGTCAGTGTCAGTAGCATTAGTTTGATCATCAGCAAACCAATAAGCATTGGCTTCTTCTATAACGCTAAAAACTTGTAAACCACCGTCAGAAGTTTCTTGTTGTATTCCAGCTGTGTTATCACGAACTATTTTAACAAAAAATCTACCTGAAAACTCACTAAGATCTTTTTCATCTTTTCTTTCTATTTTTGCCGTAAGTGTTTCGTTTAACCTTGGATGTGTTGCACTAGTATCTGTTGGATGTTTAGCTATATCAGAATCTGCTTGTAAAATACCTTCTTCTAGCTTTAGTACATACTGGGGGCTGCTATTAGGGTTACTAACTCTAATATTTGATATTCTATATTTTTTAGAAAGTTTTGTAACACCGTTGACGTCTCCATACCAAGATATATATAAATTCTCAACATCTTGAACAGCTTCATCATCTGTAGTTAAACTAGCCCCGTTTCTTCCTAAAGAGTTAGATTCAAAATTACTTTTATCTATGTCAATCATATCCGCTCCTTGTACATCCATTCTTAAAGGATAGTTTGGGTATACACCTTGACCAACAACACCTGAAGCTTGTCCTAAAGACGAAGCAATAGGATTATCATCTAATTCACCGCTGTAAACACCAGCAGACTCATTAGAATTAATACCTAAAGTAGTATATTTAAATTTTATAGCGTCTGGAACTTCATTTGAAATATCTAATATTTTATATCTATTTTCTATAGGAAATTGATCGTTTGTACCGTCTATATTCTTTTTTAAAATTAAATAATCCTCTTCTGTTATTTTACTTCTATCAGAAGAAGCAAAAGAAATCCATAAATGATCAAATCTATCTCTACCTTCAGCATACTCAACAGGCGTGTAAGCTCTATCCATTATTAAATTGTAATATTCGCTAGAGGTTTGTTTTATATAAAACTTATAGTAATCAGCCCAAGACGGAATACCAATTGAAATATAAGCTTTTAATTGATTAGATTTACTAGCTTGTAAATCACCTTGTCCACTCCAAGGTATTTTTACTGCTGATTCTGTTGAAGAAAAAACAGGTGTTTCTCTACCATATTCGTCACCAAATATAACGCCTAGTTGATAATTTCTTTGTGATTTAATAGAACGTAAACCTTGACCTGTAAAATCATAAACACCCTGATTAACACCGGGCACGTAGTTTAATCTTTCACCGTAACTAAGCCATACTTCTGGTTTTTGATCTACGTTGTAGTTTTGGGTATAATTACCATAAACAAGTCTACTACCTGTTATTTCTTGAGATATAGCGCTTTTAGGCACGTTATCATAAACTCTTAATAATTGGTTTTCTGGTAACGCAGCGTATATATTTTCTGAAGTTATAGGATATTTTCCTCGGTATAAAGAATTTTGAGGAAATGTTTCTCCTTGTGAGTAACCATCTTGATTCCAATACCCTGTAGAGTCTGTTGGTTTTATACTAGCAATAGAATAAACTACTGGCGAGTTTTCTTGCTTGTATAATATATCTACTTGTACAACATCGTTTGGCATGTCTGGTGATATAAAGTCATATACATCTATAGACTCTATAGTATTTAACATTGCTAAATTATAAGGTTCTTTTGGTAAAAAAAAGTTTAATTGATCTACGTCAGTTGGATATAAAGGATTAAAAATAACGTCTGTAAATGGACCGAAAGCAGAATACTCTCCGTCTTCGTATTTGTATCTATACGAAAATCTTGATAATGTTTTTTCAAACAAACTAGGCATAACAGCTGTATTACTAGATACAACTTTAACGTTTAACTTCGAAGTTGGTTTTTTCTTAATAACCGTTATGTGGCTTTTTTCAATATCAACTTGTTGGCTTTGATTATTAATATAAACCTGATTATTAACAACAAGCTGTGTGTGTGTGAAAGCGTCTACTGTACCTAATTTACTTCTTGTAATATTTATTTTTTTTGGTTCTGTAACACCATCTGTCCAAAATATAAAATCATCTATTATATTTATACCTGTAATAATTCTTGTGCCAAACTCTAATACAGCTTCAGGCGTATTAGCTTTTGTATCTATAAAAATAGGTACAGGTGAAAATCCTTCGCTATACTCATATATAGCGTCTTTATTGTTTGTTGTTATAAACCAATATAATTTATTATTTTTTTCGTCAGCTATAGAACCAACACAGTCACCATTTAAACCACCAAGAGAATAATTACCTAAAACGTTTTGAACAGTTCCAACATCTGATCCTTCAGACGTTGATACTTGAACGTTCATTGCGTCCTTGTATTGTCCGTTTGGCAATAGCCTCTCATCAAGGTCTTTGTTCATTTTACCTTGAGTAAAAGTGTTCTTAATTTCTGGCATATTTTAGTGTTTTATCCACTTAGATTTGCCTCTAAGTATTTGAGTTAATTCTTCTAATTTGTAGTTTGATAACCTTAATTTAGCTTGTCTAATAGCTGCTATTTTTTCTTTTTTAAGTCTAGGTACTAGCTGTTGTGTGTAAACGTAGCTAGAAGCAACGCTATGTAATATATATCTATACATAGCTTCTTCAGCTAGTTTATGCACTTGCATTTCTGATTCTGTACCAAGGCTATCACTTATATAATCTAAGATTACAGTTTTTCCTGAAATATTAGATGAAAAGTGTATTTTTCCTCTTAATTGATCAATGTAAAAAGATCCATTTGTTTGTGCATGAGAAGGTTCTAGTCCATACCTTTCTCCTTCATATGGCCAATAAGTGTCATCTTCGTAGTCATCATTGTTGTTCTCTGATGAAGTAGTTGATTTATAATTATCCCATGTTGATGATGTATTAGTAGAGTTTGTAGATAATGGTTGCGAGGATGTTGGGCTAGTGATATTAATGTCATCTATACTATTAGTGTTAAAAAGTGTAGAGAAAGTTGTGTCTGAAGTTGTTGATGAAGAAAAATCACCAATACTAGTAATAACAACATAAACCGTATTATAAGCCGAGACATCTATTTCGTCTGCGTTAACAAGCTCTTTATTTACATTACTTTCTCCAGGAACCCATTTTAATTGAGCCGCGTCACCCGCAGCTGTGTTTAATAAAGTGTTTGGCTGCATAATACCGTCGTGATTAGCTAAACCATCAGCATCGAAATAATAAACGTTATTACTTTCCGAATAGTTTTGGTTAATATAAGCGTTCGTGTCTGCGGTTGGTGCGGTGTGACTTATACCAATTGTTAAAGTGCCGCCTATTGTAAGGGTTGAAGATCCCTCAGTCGTTCCTGTTGCCGATAACGTTATAGTTTGCATGACACTAACATCTAATGCTTGCCATGCGCAGATAAAACGCGATTTATTGTGACCCCAACTTTGATGCACGTACTGTTTAAATGTTAAAGCGTTACTTGTTCCAGTAATTGAATAATCATCATAAACAAATGTAGCGCTACCACCGGAACCTATAACATGTTCTGTGTTTGCGTGTTTTTGCCAAGGTGAGGTAAATGGATCTTCAAAATCCATATTAACACCTAAGTTTGCGCTAGTTGGAAAAGTATAGTTACCATCGCTATCTTGATTTACATCAAAAGGATTAGACGTGTGTCTTGTTGGATATATAGGGTGTTTAATACCAGCACTGTCGGTCCAGCTTAACTTAGTATAATTAACATAGTCATGTGGTAATAACATTTGTAAAGTAGCTGGTACTTCTATTTCTTGCGCTTTTACAGACTTAAGTGTATCAAAAGATAATTCAGCTAAAGCTCGTTGAGCATGAAAAGCAACGTCAATTCTACTACATTTACGTATTATTTTATCTTCACCAACATAAACCACCATAAACTGATTTATTATATCTTCTAAAGAACAAAATTGATAGTTACCTAAATTATTACCTTGGTAATATAATTGATGTGTTGTATTATCTAAATATGCCATTTAATTATGATTTTTCTTGTTGAATGTTTTTAGCTTCTTCCTGTGCAGCAACCTGTACTAGATTGTAATCTTTTATAGTAACCCCTGATAATTGTAATATTTTAACTACAAGATCTGTTTGTTCTGAAGTATGTAGTTCAAAGTCTTGATGATCTGTAGCAGCACTATTATATAATGGCTTTTCACCTATTACAATATAAGTCCAATTAGGTTTTTTAGGTCTACGAATCCAACGGGCTTGATAAATACCATCAGATGCTGGAGCATAAAAAACTTTATTGTCTTGTATATAATAAACCGGTCTAGTTTCAGTTGCTTTTAATAAAGGTGAGTTTTGAGTTTGGTGATACTCTTCATAACTTATTTCTTCAGCCACACAAGAGTACGTAGATGTTTTACGTAATGTAACTTGAGCTAACTTATATATATCAGCGTCTAAGGCACTTAACTGTAAACCGTTAGTAGATAACGTTGAAGGGCCTTTTTTAAATATAGATATTTTTTCTTCTAAAATATCTATTGGATTACCATACACAGTATTATTACCAGGTACTCTTTTAAATTGATTTAAATCATAAAAGTATTGGTTAAAAATACTCATTTGAGCGTGCTCAGCATGTAAGTTAAATTCTTGAGGCGTTATATAACCTCTTTGTTCTTTGTTAGCCAAAGCTAATACTGTTTGATATACTGTATTTACACTTACCATATTTTTTTTAATTTATAATAAAGTAACCACCCCGAAGAGTGGTTACTCTACTAAGGTTGTTACGAATTTAATCGTTTTTCTATATTTGCATATATTTCCATACCTTCATCAGTTTTAAACCAAGCGGCTAAAGCTGAGTATGGATGTTCATCAAATGGAACATTCATTAGTTTTCTATCATTAGATCCCCATGAAAAAGTTCTTTGATCAGAAGATAATTTTAATATCCCCATTTCAGTTGCTCTAATACCAAAGTTTCTAAGTACAACGTTTTCATCATTTACTAACTCTAAGAACAGCTCTGGATTTCTTTTAGCGTATAATAACAAATCTCTTCTAAGCTCCTTAGAACTCATGTCTGATACCTTAGAACCAACTTCAACTCGCATTATAGCTTCTGCCATATCAATATCGATGTTATTAGCCGCGTTTAATGCTTCTATTTCCATCTCTAACCAAGCTATTTGGTTTATTGCTTTTGCAACTGGTTTTTCCTCATAAAACATTTTGTTTCTATCAGGGTGATATAATGAAAGTAGTTTTTGTAAAACGGTTTTTTCTCTTTCAACAATTAACATACCATTTCTAAAAATAATATGTTCTAGTCTTTGGTCGCCTTTCATTTCATCTACAAAACAAGTTTTTTGATTTTGACAGTACTTAAGTTCTCTTTCGTAACCTTTTTCTTGATCAAACCAGTGTATGTTTGCAGATCTAATAGATCTAGATAAAGGTTTTTTATTACCTTTTAATCTGTATATTCTATTTTTTAACTCCCAACCATCTTTTAAAATTGTATTTTTCTTTTCAACTCTTTTTGGTTTTTCTACAACTGTTGTAGCTTCAACTACGTTTTCAACTTTTGGTTGTTCTACAACCGGTGGAGTTGTTTCCACCTCTGTTTTTGTTTCTTTTTTCTTTGTCATAATATAATATATAATAAAATTAATAAAAATAAAAGGGAGTGGAGACTAAGCTCCACCCTCTTTTAAAGTGTAAATGCTTATTTCAGTAACATGAAATTATTAGCACCTTGTGTAACTAAACATCTTTCAGATAAATAGTGAACTTGCATTGCATCTAAAGCAGATGTAGCAGCCCCAACTGAACCTGTAACCCAAGTTTTTAATCTTCTGTCATCAGTTTGAGAAGCTCTATATCTAACGTGTAAGAAAGGTCTCTTAAGGTTTTTACCTAAACTTTGATCGTAAACTGAAGATACACCAGCTGGAACAATAACACCACGAATAGCAGCACTAGTTGCTCTAGAGTTTATTCCACCTCTTGTAGCTTTATCATTTAAGTATCTCATATCAGACTTATAAAAATCGTAAGATCCACGTCTGAAACCAGAGAAACCTAAATTTAATGCCATATCTTCAGAGTTGTTAAATACTCCGTAA